AAGATGTTGTCCCTGACCCCAAACAATCGTTGGGCGCAGGACAATGGCAATGATGTACACTTGGTTATCACAGGTGGCGAGCCCTTGTTAGGTTGGCAGAAAGTATATCCTGAGATGTTAGAAGCAATTGAAATGCGCGATCTAAAGAACATTACATTTGAAACTAATGGTACTCAAGAACTAAGTGAAGATTTTGTTAAATATCTACAAGATTGGGTAGGTATTCCAAGTATCACAGAGCGTGAAATTACATTCAGTGTCAGTGCTAAACTGAGTCCTAGTGGTGAAAAGTGGGAAGATGCTATTAAGCCTGAGATTGTATGTAGTTATCAAGAATTAGGCTACACTTATCTTAAGTTTGTAGTTGAACGCCCAGAAGACTTTGAAGAAGTTGAAAAGGCTGTATTTGAATATCGTATGGAAGGATTTCGAGGACCAGTGTACATTATGCCTGTAGGCGGTGTTGTTAGTGTCTATGATGGTAACAAGTTTAACATCGCAGATGAGTGTATGCGTCGTGGTTATTATTACAGCCCAAGATTACATGTTGATCTTTGGGGTAACAGTTGGGGGAAATAAATGTTTAAACGTATTCGAGCATGGTTTAAAGAGTGGTATGATATTTTCAATGATCCGCGTGCGTGGGATGACAGCAACGATCCATGTCCGTACCAGTGTAAATGTAAAAAGGATGAATAAGCATGGGAATATTTGATAAATTAAAAACAGTACTAAATGAAGTGGTGCCACCTGAAGCAGGTAAAGTATCTGAATCAGTTAAGCCTACTAAACCTAAACGTGCGGCTAAACCTAAAGCAGACGCCGTAGAAGATAAACCTAAAAAAGCACCCGCTAAAAGTAAAAAGAAAGTAGCCGAAGATCCAGAAAAGATTCGAGCAACTAAACGTGGAGAACCTTGGGTTAAGATCTTAAGTATGGACTTAGATCCAAGTGATCCAGGTCAAGGGTCGTTTGAGTTGGATTGGAACGATAAGTTTGTATCCAACCTAGTTCGCGCAGGTTATCAAGGTAAAACTGATGCTGACATTGTAGACAACTGGTTCCAAACTATCTGCCGAAACGTAGCATTAGAAACTTGGGCACAGGAACAAGCAGACCCATCAAGACGCCAAGAATACAGTAACAAAAAAGACCTAGGTAACGGTAGAACGGAAATCAGCTAATGACTAAAGAACAGAAAATTAAAGAAATAATCGCAGACAGTATTGATAATATCACTGTAGATGACGTTAAAAACGATCTAAAACTAAGTGATCTAGGCGCAGATAGTCTAACAGCTATTGAAATTGTTGTTGCGCTAGAACACGAATACAGTGTTGAAGTCCCGCATGACTTTGATCCTGACAGTACTGTACAAAATCTAATAGATTTTATCCACAATAACGCTTGACTTTTTACCAGAAAGAAAGTATAATACTTTCATGAGATATCTATTAGTAGACACAGCGAATACATTTTTTAGAGCAAGACACTCAGCACATCGCCAATCAGACACTTGGGATAAGCTGGGTTTTGCTATCCATGTAACTCTAGCCAGCATTAACAAAGCATGGCGAGATCACAAGGCAGATCACGTGGTATTCTGCTTAGAAGGTCGTAGTTGGCGTAAAGACTACTATGAGCCTTATAAGAAAAACCGTGCGGTAGCACGTGCGGCTCTTACTGAAAAGGAAGCCGAGGAAGATCAATTATTCTGGGAAGCATTTGATGCCCTTAAGGTTTTCATTAGCGATAAAACAAATTGTACATTTCTTCAGCACCCTAATTTGGAAGCTGATGACCTTATTGCTGGGTTTATTCAGTGCCATCCTAATGATCATCATACTATTATCAGTAGCGATACTGACTTTCATCAACTCCTATCCGAAAATGTAAATCAATACAATGGTGTGGCTGATGAACTACATACAATAAAAGGTATATTTGACAAGAAAGGCAATGCCGTACTCGACAAGAAAACAAAAGAACCAAAGAAAATTCCTGACCCAAAGTTTATACTTTTTGAAAAGTGTATGCGTGGTGATCCTACTGACAATATTTTTAGTGCTTACCCAGGTGTTCGCTCTAAAGGATCAAAAAATAAGGTTGGCCTTGAAGAAGCATTTAGTGACAAAGATAAAAAGGGCTATAACTGGAACAATCTAATGCTACAGCGTTGGGTCGATCACAACGGTGTAGAACACAAGGTCTTAGATGATTATGAGCGTAATCGTACCTTGGTAGACTTAACAGCACAGCCACCAGAAGTTAAAGATCAAATCTTTAACACAATTAAAGAAGCCGCTGTGGTTAAGAACCGTTCTATGGTAGGCGCACAATTTTTAAAATTCTGTGGCAAGTATGAACTTAACAAGCTCAGCGACAATGCCAGTAACGTAAGTGAATGGCTCAGTGCTGCGTATCCAGAAAGCAACTAATTGATAGAACGAACACAGAAGTTTTTAGCATTAGATTTAGAATTAAACCAACCCAGTGGTAAGATCATTCAGGTTGGTGTTGCCATTGGCAGTGCTGGAGATCGTCGCGATCAGTATGTAACCAAGAAATGGTATATTAATCCAAACGAACCATTGGACCCATTTATCATTGATTTGACAGGTATTACTCAAACTGATATAAGTTCATATTGTGTTAGCCATCAAACTGTGGCAGATGAACTTGGTGCTCTAATCAAAGAACACCGATGTTTTGTTAATCCTGTTACTTGGGGTGGCGGTGATAGTAGTGAACTACTAGCAGAGTTCTGTAAGAACCACGCAGACTTCCCACACTTTGGGCGTCGTTGGATAGACGTTAAGACTTGGTATACCCTACACATGCTGTGTAAAGGCAAGAACCCTACAGGCGGATTAGCCAGTGCTATGGGGCAGTACAAACTACAGTTTCAAGGTCGTGCGCACCAAGCAGACGTTGATGCTGAAAATACTCTAGCCTTGTTCTTTAAGATCTTAGAGCGGCAACGTAGTATGGAGAACCTACTGGATGCTGCCCGATCCATTTAGATGTGTTCACATAGTACCGCATGAAATAGTACATCGTGCAGCATTTGCCATGGAAGAAGAACGGCGCAGATACGAAATATGGCAGGACGAATTTGAACGGCAATATAATGTCAAGTTTGGCACACTAAAAGTCACAGACAAATACTGTTTAATATTTAATTCAGAACAGGATTATACAATGTTTATGTTACGTTGGGCTTGACACGGCCTAAATATACGTATATAATATCTAAAAGAAAGGTAAAATTATGACTTGGATTATTGATAAAACGTTTGAATTTTGTTATGGACACAGAGTTTGGACACAGAAGCTAAATGGTGAGTACGCAGACGATTTAAAGTGTGCTTGCCGTCACTTACATGGTCACGAAGGTAAAGTACAGGTTTACTTGACCAACAGCACAGACTCGAGCAAACTAGATCAAACAGGTATGGTCACAGACTTTAGACATTTAGAATGGCTAAAGAAATGGATTAACAAGTATATTGATCATCAGTTTGTTATTGATCGTAACGACCCATTATATGATCGCTTAGTGGGCAAAGACACACCATTAGTAGCAGTACCAGTTTCAGGTACAGAATATATTGCTGGTTGGCATATTGATCCTACATATTACGCAGAGCTAGAAGGACATGAATATGAAATGTTTGAAGGATTTATGGTCGTAGACTTTGTTCCAACTAGCGAAAACCTAAGTGCTTGGTTGGCTAAGTTAGTTGATGTTAAGATGGAACCGTTAGGAGTCCGTGTACATCATCTTGATTGGTGGGAAACACCTAAGTCTAGAAGCGTCTACTACAATGTTTAAGAAAATTAAACAACGTTTAGGGCCAACTAAAGAAGATCTTAAATTGGCCGATCAACTTAGAAAACTATATGCGACACATGATGTCACTATAGTAACCACCGGTCACGGTGGCTGGCGTGTTAGTGTTAAGAAGAAGGAGTCAAAATGACTTGGGAAGTATTTTTACTGTTAAGCCTATTTGGTATTAAACATTTTATCGCAGACTTTCCTTTACAGTTTCCATACATGGTCAAGGAAAAAGGTACGTATGGTGCTGTAGGTGGGCTTCATCACTCATTCTTACACGCCAGTTTTACCTTCTTGGTACTAATACCATTTTGTAGTGACAGCATGTTGATTATCTTGCTACCTTTACTAGACTTTGTACTACACTATCATATTGACTGGGCTAAACAGCAACTCAATCGTAACCTAACTATTAAGGACGATCGATGGTGGACCTTAATGGGTCTGGACCAGTGTCTACACTATCTAACTTATGTGGGGATTATATATGTCGTTACTGGCTAAAAGTGTTTATAAAAATAAGTATTGGATTGTAGAGGATGACGGCCATAGAGTTGCCAGCATCTTGCCCAATCCTAACGGAGTTACTCTAATACACAAGGGTCAACGTTTGAAGTTTTCAAATCTAAAGAATCTAAGTGAACGCTACAATATTGTAGTGGACAAGACAAAACCCGCAAAAACTAAAACAGAAAACAATGAAGT